TCTTGGGATAACCCTGACATCTGACCTGCAAAGCCAAGGTTACCACCTAACTGTGATGACAAAGAAGCTTGACCACCAGCTAGACCTGAGCCACCTGTCACTCCCATAGCCCCAGCCTGTACCTGTGACTGTGCTCTACGTATCTGTGCTTCACGTATAGCCTGACGTTGGCTACGCCTAGCTGACAGCCCTTGTTGACGCCTTTGTGCTGCTGAGGCTTCTTGCCCTTGTTTAATACTTACTGCTGTACCTGCTACAGCTGCTACACCTGCAATTGCTGCTATTACTGGGGCTGTGGGCATACTTTACTCCTTAAATCTGTAAACAAAATATTCATTATCTTTTCCTACATACTCAAAATTTAACATATGTAGAAGTTTATTTATTTTACTCTCTGGTTCTACAGCTGCAAAGATTGCTTTGTAGCCTATTGTTTTAAAAAACACCCACCATTCAGATAACATAGTCTTCATTTCTACTAGGACTTCTTTTGTCATCTTATCTATAGTAGGTAAGTGTAATATAATAAACTCTTCGTTGTACTCTAACCTTATACTAAAACATGATCCTTTAATTCCATCTAAACTTTTAGAAACGGGTATTGACTGCATTAAGTATTCCAAAGCCTAACAGTACAAAATCTTTACCTTGTTCACTCTCGAACCTAAGGCGCATACTGCGACCATGACCTCTCATTTTTAGCCGTGTGGTTACGACTTTTTCAGGATAGTCCCATGTGCCTAAGCTGGACTCGTTAACAACAGGAGTATACTTTAGTCTGTATGCCTGTTGTGGTGATGATGACGTGTTAGTACGGAAGTCCCAGTATGATGACACCAATAGAGATGACTCTCTTACAGGATCGTAACCTGCTGTATCACTGCCTGAGAACCCTGTCTCTGTAGGACGTAAGTAAACCTGTACGTAAGGTGCATTCTTCTTAAGTATTAGGTCACCCATGAAGTCGTACCCTGCCTCAGCAAAGGAGCTGTAGTTTGTGTCACCCCAATCTAAGAAATCAGTACCTGAGAACAAACCCATTGTCATCTTACCTGTAGCACCATCGAAGACCATCAGTACGATAGCTGCATCTGCTTGTGACAATTCTGTTAGCTGTGATACCACAACATCGTCACCACCTGATGTAATAACATCTGCACCAACTGAAGTAATGACATCATTCTCTACAAAGTTAGAACCAAAGCCAGGGTAGTATTCAGCACCTAGTATGTAATCAGGATTGCTTGCACTGTCAGATATAGTCCAAGGATAGAACGATTGTAGATTAACATCAAGAGTCAATACTTTATTCTTCTTGTTACCTACAGTCTCACCATTGTTAGGATAAAACCAGTGTACTCTCTTGTTGGTCTCATCGTACACAGCTGTACATTCTCTACGAGCATTGCCGTCGATAGCTTCAAAGAAAGTCTGTATAGTACCAATACTAATATTGTTAGCCTTAGCTCTACCTGATACCTCATCAAAGCTTAGAGTTTGGATACCATGCTTAGACCACCAGATAGGTACACCCTCTACACTGACAAAAGCTTTAGGGTTGTTTAGACCTACCTGAGATACTCTTGAGATAGAATACTCTGTGGCTTTGAATACACCGTCAACACCTTTGATCTGCCATACGCCGTTCTCAGCAAATACAAAGATAGAACTTTCGAATGCATGTAGTTTTAAAATGTTAGATGCTTCAGGTATTGATATGACACCACCGTCAGTAGCTAGTAGATCACTGATCTCCTCTGATGTTGGGTCATTCTGTTGGTAACACCGTGTAACTTCTGTCATGTTGTCTAGGTATTTAGAGAACAAGATTTTACCTGAGTTCTTTGAGCTTGTCAAACCTGCATAAAACACACGACCTGAGAATGTAGCTACAGCTTTAAACCTACTGGTTTCATTCTCTGTTGTAATACCTGCAATACCTGATGCTTCACTACGGTTCTTCGAGAAGAAGTCTAGTATGAAGCTACCGTTACCTGTTAGAGTTGATCCTGTAAATACTTTTTTCCATTCAGATTCACTAAAGTTACCATCTGTATTCTTACCTGAGTACCAAGGATGGGTCAGAGGTGGGTACTTAGTACTGTTGTAAGATCTGTAAGTAGCTAAAGCTGCAGATCCTTTTTCACCTGTCCAACCAGCATTAGCTGTGTCATACTGACGGTTGGTGTCAGGGTCTAGTAAGTCTGAAGCATATGTAAGGGTGTCACCTAACCACTCAAAGTCTCTTACTCTAGGAGATATTTGGTACGTTGTAATTGTATTTGCATCTGAATCATACGTTATGTAGAACGGTTCGATAGCTTCAGATGTGACAACTAAGTTACCATTTATAGTATCCATCTCAACTTTAGCTAGACCTGGACCTACACTACCTGAGAAGTTAAAGTCATTAAGGTTTACAGAAAAGCTTTCTTCTTTACCTGAGTAAGGTTCTGAAGCTGTGTTATAGAAGTGTAGTGTTATTCCACTTTGTACAACTAGAAAGTCTAACCCTGCTACACCACCAGCATTGTGCCATCTACCTGTTGTAAATACAAACGAACCGTTCAGTGTGAATGATGAGTTAATATTGTTAGTCTCTAACTTAGCAGCCAACCTACGTCTACGAGAGCCATCTCTTTCGAGAAGACAATTAGATTCGTCAATAGATGCGTCTTGAGGGAATGTTAGCTCACCAGCTTCCGTCACCAGTCCCTTGATGAACGTGTTCACTACCTTCTGACTTAATCTCTGCGGCATCTTGTTTTTTCCGTTCTTGTCTAGCTTTACTGAAATTGTCTCTTCGGACTGTGGGGGTTTCTTTTCTGTTTCTTACATACTTTTCTACAGCTTGTTTAGCTTTTAGGAGACTTGTGTAATTACCACTAAGGTCAGCAGGTGGACTACCTTTAGTAAACTTAATCTCAAAGAATACAAACCCATTGTTTGCTTTCTGTATTATAATGTCAGTGTTAAGCTTGTTAGTTTTGCAAACACACTTTTGGTTTTGTGTGTCTTCAATAAATTCAATCATTAGTTTCTTCCGTAGTATGGACGTTTGTTTTCTCGTTTAGTTTTATACATGTCGTTCTGTACAAAAGATTTAAGACGACGAGCTGACTGCTCGATCTTAGGGTCTGACCCTGACTTAAACAATGAGAAGCATGTAGACTTAGCCTCAGCTAACATATAGGGAAGCATTGTGTCATCTAGGTCAGGTTCAAATGAATCTGTAAGACTGAACGTAGGATACACATACCCAAATGATCTTGATTTATTATTCTGTAATGTTGTCTCTACACCTGCATCATATGAGTTCATGACAATATGTTCGTCATCAAAGCTTGTGTAGTATGATGGTGCTTCTGTATTACCTATAAACAATGTTGTACCACCTGCAACATCTGTTACTATAAGACTATTGTCTGTGTTTTGATTCATACGATCTATAAATACCATAGGTTCAACAAATGTAATTTCTCTGTAGCTTGTACCTGTAGTTGCTACATTGTAGTCAACCCTACTTAGTTGACGAGTATTTGTAGGATACTTAAAGTGTGTAGGCTTGGTTACGTCAGATAGTGATGTTAGTTTGATTAACTGTCTGTGCTCAGGTATATCTCTAGCTGCTATCAGATTAAAGAATGTATCCTGAATGACAGATGCTATTTGTTCAGATTCTACAGAATCACTTATAGAGTTGACACTCTCTGAGTCCATGTCACTCAGTATTGATTGAACCATTTCTAGGAGAGTACGTTTCATTTACACATGCTCCACTACTAGACTAATGACAAAGTCAACATGACTACTAGCTCCACCATCCGATTGAATGAGAACGTAATCGTTGTCAGTTGCTGTGTTGTTAACTGAAGGGTTTAATGTATCTACATCTCCAGTAGCTGATCCTGATTGAGTAATCGTAAGAGTACCCATGCTTGCTGATGCTGAGTTCTTAACTGTTATTGTAACATCACCACCTGCAATACCTCCTGCTAGTACTGAGGTTACTCTACTTACAGTACCTGCAAATGGAATGGGTACATATATATTCTGTGCTGATGATATGTCTGTAAAGTGAACTGTAAATACAGAACGCCTATGGTCTTCCCATGTACCTGAACCACCACCGTTAGCTACATACACCTTGCTTGAAGAGGCTGCTGCTACACCTTTAGGTTCGTGTAAGTATGGATCTGTGAGAGATGAGTGGTTTACGTTAGCCATTTAAAATTCCTTGATGTATGGGTACTAATGGTCCCTGCATCGGGTAAAGATATTTTACCCACATATTAAATCTTTGTCAAGTGTAGGAAAGGGGCCTAAGCCCCTAACCTTAATTTAATTATACGTCTGGGTTTGTCGCAACACGGACAATACCTTCAGGACGGTACAACTTAACACCGTAACGAGATGATGTTACATACTCGTGACGTTGGAAGTCTTTGTTGTACTCATAATCAACTTCTGGCATCTGACGCCATGCACCCACGAATGGGTTAGCAACAGGTGCAGCAGAGAAGAACATGTTCACTTTACCATTGTTACTAGAGAAGTCATTAGCAGTTGTGCCATCACGTTCTAGTAAAGCTGAGTCAGTGTTGTCTGGAAGGTAGTTAGATGTGTATACATCAAAGCCGTAGACGTTAGCTACGAAACGCATACCAGTTGCAACACCTTGTGACACTACACCTTCGAACTTAGGGTTGTTAGAAACATTAACTAAGTTTGACAGTGTATTGATTGTGAACTCAACTGACGGATCAACAATAGCAACCATTGCTTGATCTGGAACATTTGACTTCTTCAATGCGTAACGTGCATATGCAAAGTCTTCTAGTTCCATCTTACCTGAGTTACCACCAGCAATACGGTGTGCAATACCGTTGATAGCTTCAGCAGAGTTAGCAGATACACCAGCTTCAGGAGAAGCAAAAGTTGTAGCTTCGAAGTGCTCAAGAATAGCACGTTCTTGCTCAGGTACAAAACGAGACATTAGTTCGTTTGCATAGAAGAAGTCCTGTTCAGCTTTCTTAGTGATATAAGTAGCTGAAGTAAGATACTTGTCTACAGTAAACGTGAAGTCAGCTGTTGCAAGTGGATCATACGTAACTTGTGTATCTTCAGTGTAGTTGTTAGTTGTAATCTCACCTATTTGTGGGATATGGAAAGTATCTCCGTCTGGGAAACCTTCAAGCATACGGACGTACCGTTGTGCCATCATTTCATCACGAAGAAGTTCTTTTAACTCTTGGCTCCATACATCGGAACGAGTTAGGTAGGAAGTGGCAGAAGTCATACCAGCCATTTTATTTACTCCAAATTAAAAACTACAAACCAAATTTGTCGCCCAAACGCATTTTGTCATCCATTAATTGACGTTGGACTTTAGGTGTGTAGTAAAGGTTTTTGTTTTCTCGACGAAGATTTTGGTAGTAAGACCAATCACGTTCATTCGAGGCTTGCATATTTACACCTTCCGTGCGAACCGAACCTTCAACCAATGGTTTAAATTCTTTTTTAGGTTCACCAATAAGGTTAAAGAAAGCTGTGGGTGACTCTGCAGCAATTTCTTGCATACGTTCTATAGTTAACCCTAGCTCCTTAGCTTTATTCTGGATCTTAGCTGAGGCATCAGTGCCGTAACTCTTTTCCATTTCCTCATTAACAAAATTAAGGTTTTGCTTTACAGCAGAATCTTTATCTCGTTCAGTTAGTGTACGTTCAACAAGGCTCTTCAGGTCTTCCTCACTCAGACTAGGGTTGGTGTTCCCTTCTGACGTGCCACCAGTATTGTTGTTTGGCGTTGCATTCTTCGCATTGATGGGGTCTGCGGCCTTATTTTGCAACTGTTCCAAGAGATCTTTGGCGTAATCCTGTTTACTTAAATCTTCCCTCATATTACTGAGTTGTCCTTCAAGTTCTTTAATATAGCTATCAGCTTCTATTTTACCTTTAGCTAATACTTCAGGGTCTTTCCAATTATCTCCCTTCGCCTCTACGAGTTTCTGTACAAAAGAATCCTGTGGTTGGGTACTCTCAGTAGCTTGAAGCTCAGGTTGAGTAGTGTCATTGGTTTGTCCACTCTCAGAAAACACATCCATGTTTTATTCCTTATTAATTGTTATGAGTTTAAGCAGATCATCAAGTACTTGGTTGTACTCGTTGACTGCCACTTGACGTAGTTCCCAATTAGGTACTGCGTAATCACGAACCGATTCTTTCTTTTTAAAATCTTGTTCGAGAATTTCTTTTAGATCATCGAAAGCATTTCTGTAACCTAGTACTTCAGCTTTACGTTTCTCTTTATCTTGTCCCTTGAGACCTTTTAACCAAATAGATTTCATTTCTTCTTTTTCATTGGCTTTGTTTTAGGTCTCTCTTTAGGCTTAGGTTTCTTTGTTGTGTTACTGTACGGTTTAACTTTACCTGCTTTGTATGGCATATCTATATTCCCATTTCTTGAGCTAACATTAATTGTTCTTGGTTAATAGCCTCAGCTTCTTGCATCTGTTGCTGTGTTTCAAGTTGTTCAGATACTGAAATGTTTTCTGAGAACAACTCAGGTTCACCTAATTCTTCTGACAAGATTTTGGCAAACTCCTTACCTGACAAGTGGGCAGCCACTGTAGGGTCTTGCAACTTAATTTGGTATAACTGGGTAAGGTTCTGTATACGTCTAGCTCGTTCAGCAAAGTGTCTAGCACCTACAGGAACAATCTTACCTTTAGCTGTAATGTCATCCTTAGTAATCGTCTGGAATAGAACAGCACCTGTAGCATCATCTAAAACTCTTATTGTGTCAGACATATTCATATAACGACGAGACACCTCAAGCATAGCATTGAGTATTGGCTCAAGGAACACACGTTCGAAGTGAGCTGTCTTATGTTCGAAGATACGAGATGCTGAGTTCTGTAATGACTGTACCTCAAATGCTGTCTTCTCACCTGGTGTACGTATACCCATAGCTTGACGAGGAGCACCTGCCATCTCTTCCATCTTGTCTTCCAAGAACCTAATCTGTAAGTCAGCCTGTAATGCTGTAGCATCAGGAGCCATGTAACCTACGTCACCCTCTTCACCTAGATATACACGACCACCTGGTTCAAAGTCAAAGTCTTCTACATCACCTCTGATCTTTAACATAGGGTAAGCTATCTGGTCAAACACATCTGACTTCAAGTTCTCTAGGTGGTCAATACGGTACTGCATACCAACCAAATTATCTAAAGGTCCCATAGCATACAAGTTGTCAGGGCGAGGTCTCCATCCAGCTTGGAAGATAGGGGAGCTACCTAACCAACTAGGGTCTTCTTCGTTAGCCATAACATATGCTCTGTCAACTACTGTAATGACACGGTTCTTCAGTAAGACACCCTTCTCAGTATCGTAGTAGTCACCATAGAAGGTTAAAACCTCTACGTAGTCTGACTCGTAGTACTGCTGAATGGATGTAAAGCCGTCAGCTATATAACCGTCAGCTTTATCATACGTGGCGTCAGAACCCCTTACAGCAGCTCTAGCACCCATCATTTTAGAGAAGACACCTTCCATGTATTGCTTTGACGGATCACTGTCAATCATACTTCGGATCTCTCCAAGAGTCTTTATAGACTTGAGGATCTTAGGTGACTTCTCAAAGCTGGGTGCTGTAGGATTAAAGCAAAGATCGTATGGTGAAACACGTACAACCTTTGGACCTACATAGTTTACAACGAGGTCCCCAGCTTCTTTGACTTGGTAGTTGTCTTCCCATGTAACAGTAGCAAAGCAATTACCGTACTGAATGTAATCATAGAGTAAATCACTGGCTGTATTAACAAAGTTAGACTGACGGACTTTATTGTCCATGTATGCTTGTATTACACTACGTTTAGCTTTAACGTTAGCATCTCTTGTCTCAGCTTCAAAACGCATCCACTTAGACTGTGGGAATAATGTAGCAAAGTAATTAGCATGGAGGTTATCCATGATCTGAGTTAGCTTGGGGGTTGTTGTACTGTTAGACCAAGGTAACATAGCATTCTTGGTTGTGCTCGTGTCTGTAGCATACAGGTAGTTACGTAACTCTTTCCACTCTTCAACCTTAGACTGACGAAGGTTAGACCATTCACGCCATCTGTTAGATACCTCAATAGCCATTGAGTCAGGACTTAAAAGGTATTCTAATTCTATTGTTTCACCAGCCATTAAGAGGCTCCTCTAAATCTGTTATTAGCCCAAACGATATTCTTGTCTTTATTTCTACGTACATTCTTGAATGGCTTGACAGCAATGTCTATAGCCGAAGCAAGAGCATCTTTAATATCGTCATGCGGTGGGTTCCTTGACTGTAGTTCTTCTTCTAAAGTCTGTGTGTTACCACCACGATAATGCCATATTTGTAAGTTGTCATAACGAGGTTCTAAAGTTGCAGATATTCTTTCGTCTTTATTACCTTGGTATTTGTTAGGTCTGAACTCATCTACACTTATAGCTAATCCGTGTTGCTTGATAAGTTCTTTTAGTTGTTTAACGATTGCTTGTTGAGCTACTGTAACCTCAGCTCTTAGTTTACGGAATGACCACTTAGTTGACAACTGTAGTATGTGCTCAAAGTAATCTGTAATTCTGTCAGTACGAAAACGATCAATGTCTAGTACGTATATGTTATTATCTGAGTCAACCCCTACGATGACAATAGCTGTGTAGTCTGACTTCTTAGATAAACTAAAAGCAAAGTCTACAGCTGCAAATACGTTTAGCTTAGAGTCTTTGTAGAACCAGTGTCCTTGATCTTCTTTTAGTAACTTACGTTCGTAGTACTGAAACCTTGTGCTTTCTATAGGTACGTTGTCAGGATCTGAAGGATCGTTGTAGTACTGTGCTCTAAACTGACCCTTGTCTAAGTACTGCCCTCTTTTCTTAGCTAGTACCTTGATGTCAAACCCGAACCACTTACCGTCCTTACGTTGACTACGAGGCCATAACATTTCACCTGTGCCATCTCCTCTATCCTCTACAGGACGTTCAAAGATCTCGTAGATGTTATCCTCACCTACCTTGTTACCATCATCATCAAACAGTTCTTCTGTCATTTGTAGCAGATCGTTGTATAGATCTACAGGATGGTAACGTGTACCTACCACCCATTCTCTAGCATCTGCACCTTCGATAGATGACAATAAAGAGTACTGTGACTTAACCTTGTTTCTTCCCTCACCTGTGTATGCATTCTCGTATACTACTATATCATCGAGGACAGCAATATCGCAGTGCATCCCTGTAAGAGAAGTAGTAAGACCACCAGTGAACACAGACGGGTCACGTACTTTTTCTGCTTTCCTTAAAGGATGGTCTAACATAATCTCAGAGTTAGTCCATCTTGTTCTCTTACCATCTTCAGGGTGTACGTGGTCAGGCCAGTATCTACTATAAGTATCAGATGTTAGTATTGTTTTAATAAAGCCTAACTGTTTTTCTGCTAGGTTAGCTGTAGCAGATATATACAGGATACGTAGTGTTGGGTCTTTGGTTAGTTCCCATGCTACCCTGTAAGCTATCATACGAGACTTACCGTGATCACGAGGAAACAAAAGAAGCTGGTGAGACTTAGAGTCTTCTCGACCCCACCAGTTACATACATCTTCGTGACACTGACCTAGCATTTGTTCAGGTGCTACTAGCTTGATAAATGTAACTAAATCGTTCTCAGCTGCTGAACGTATTTGATCTAATGTAGCCATAGTATCCTAGTTATTTTTATTTGTCAAGATAAAAGTTTAAATTATTTAATAAGACCATGCAATGCTTACAGACCCACCATCAAAA